GCACGCGTTAGTATGGCTGTCTATATGGATCCTGCTTAGGGGCCATAAGCTTGTGTAGAAGCATCCCGCCACCAACGAGTGCTGCAGGTCCCATCAAATTAGACACGGCTTGCCGCCCCGGCGACCCCGATGCAAAGGCGTTGGTGATATTCTTCAGGCCGCCGCCCTCTGACATAGCTCCACTAAACCCACCTTTTAGCGCGGAGCCCGCACCTTTGAGATCCTGCCAGATAGACGAGCCCATGGCGCGCATCGGGCCGAAAAAGTTCCCTGCCACTTTGAAACGCGTAAGGGCGTCTACAACACCCTTATTGTACTCTGGAGTCATTAGAAAACCTTTCCTGTCGACGTTGGAACATCAAACCCGGTGACACGTGTCGCAGTATCGCCACTGTCTACGTTCGCAGGGTTGCCCCAAATCGTGTCTCGGTTTAGCTTGTCCTTGGTAGGTGCAAGCTCGTTTAGCCCCTCTTCCGGGTTCACGTCACCGGTGACGTCCAGCTGCTGCATCACTTGGGCAAGCTCATCTGCTGGAGTAGGCTCCTCTACTTGAGGATCGCCTTCTACAGAATCCTGTAGATCGTCGTCCTGGGCAAACATCTCATCCTCAGCGTGTTTACCTAAACCGAAAACTGAGCAGGCGTAAAGCTGCCCTAACGTGTGCGCCAACTTTTCAGCAAGGGTTGGGTGCTTACGCGTCATGTTAGTTGCTCGGTGTGCCGTCGTCGACTAGCTCAATCACATCCATGGGATCTGACGGAACTACGCCATTGGGAGCTGCACGTTCAGCTGCGAGCTTGGCCTCCAGATAGCGGGTTAGCTTCTCACGAGCAAGCTCGGGGTAGCCACGATCCTGAAGCTCGCGTAGAACGAACTCAAGCGCAAGCTCAAGCTTGGTGTCGCCCTTGATAGGCGAGCCGTTCTTAAGCGCCTTGCGGCCCTGCTCCTCCGCCCACGCGACGCCCTTTGTCATGGAGCTCTCAAGAGCGTCTGCCATGCTCTTGTCCTTGACGTACTTACGGATAAGATAGCCGAGGTACGTAACCAAAAGGCCCCCTGCGATCTGTAGTGCGTTGACTGCCAACGCCTGCCAAACTGTCTGCATCGTGTCCATTCTACTTCACCTTTCGTTTAGTTATGCCATGGAAACCAGGCCGGTTAATCTTAAGTCGCATCTCGTGCCCAACCTGCTTAGCTACAGCATGTTCTGCTGCGCAAGCCCCGAGTTTCTTTACCTTCTTTTTTATTTTCTCGGGTAGCTTTTTGATGTCCTTGGTATGCGCAGCCCACTCCTTTGCCGTGTCTGGCATGTTGGCGAACATATAGCGCATTTGAGCTTTAGACTTAAACGGCATCTTACTTATTTCTGTTTAATTTCAACAGGATCGTGAAGCCCGATTTCTCCCTTATTATAAGCTGCAATCGCGTCTTCCCTAGAATTAAAAACCTTCTTGGGCTTATCAGAAACCTTGTGCGATGCAACGTATAAACCGATAACGCTTTCCATGTCGGGGGCCACGTTCAGCGAGTTCTTGTACTTATCTACGAAGATGAGCTTGGACAGCGTCATGTTCTTAGCGTCCTCGACACCTCCCGTAGTTACGGGGGCATGAATCTGCAGAGCATCACCGTCGTAGTCGAGGTTCATACCCTTTTCGATGAACGGATTGGTAGTGACCGTCTTACCGGACGTGATCCGGGGGTACGCTGCAACGATGTTAAAGCGGTGAAGTGATGGGGCACGGTTCACGAACACTGGGCGCTCCTTAGATTCCAGGAGGAGCTCCTCTTTAGCCGCAGGGTGCTTGTCCTTCACCATCTGCTGGGCTGTAACAGCCGGGTAGCCCTTTCGCACAAGACGGCCAACGATGAATTTCTCGTACATGTTCCAAAGCATGTCCTCTGGAATTCCGATCTCATCCATCCCTAGCGTCGGGTCCGGTGCCGCAGTAGCACGGCCTGAAACGTCTTGTTGCTTCTTCAACAGCTTCGACTGGAAGAATCCTGACCCCGGGTCCGTTCCAGTGATCATGTTGATGTAGCCCTTAGCTTGACGCTTCTCAGCGTTAGGGCTTACCGGCTCATTGACGCCAAAGAGGGCACCAACGGCTTGGTACACATGGTTGCGCACTGGAGCAACCATGTCCTTAGGCAGCGTCTGCTTGGCTTCCTTGAGCTTGTCGTTCGCCAAAAACGCGTCGCGGTATAGCAAGTTGACGTCGCTAACCTGGAGGTTGCCGGTGTTGTCCGGTAACATCGGCCGGATGACCGGCGGCGTAACAGGAACCTTAGATAGTACGTACGCCTTATCGGGGGTCAGACCCTGAGCTTTTAGGGCTTCAAGGTATTTGACCTGCTTGACAGCGTCATCCAGGTTAGCCCCTCTGAGCGTCTTGATACGCGTACGCAGCTCGCTGATCTTTTTATCCACGTCGATGCTGGAGAGCTTTTGCTTGATGAAGGCCCCGCCATGCTCGCCATGCATCTCTTCGAACTGACGCTGCGTCAGGCCGAGAAGGCGACGCACAGGCTCCTCAAAGACCGGATTGACAATCGGCTCGTGCAGATCAAAGTGTGCAAAGCGCGTTCCCGACACGCCACCTGTCGTGACGTGATCGAAGAACCCGTGGTCTTCTGGCATCAAATCCTTTGAGCGGATGAATACCGGCTTGGTCACTGCCCCTGACGACATCTTCTCGATGTCATTGTCAGTTAGTGGTCCGAGCGCAAGCTTCGAGCCCTGCTTATCCACCTTGATACCTGCGCCATGCAACATGTTCAGGAACTTGTCGTAGGCAAAGGACGTCTTCGGAGGTGGAGTCGGTAAGCCTAGTTGCACCGAGCGCCAGAACTCGTCGTTACGGTTGCTCTTGATGGACGCAGCCTCACGTAGAATGTTACGTGCGTTGTGTGCAACAAGGCCGTCGAATTCCATCTTACCAATGGCCTTGGAGCCTTCATCGCCACCACGTGCTGGCTGCTGATTAAGGTCGTAGTTCTTAACGCCGTGCGCTGACCAGTTAGAGTCAGTTGTCTTGAACAGCTTGAACGTGTACGCGTTGCCGACGAAGATGTCAGGCACGTGCTTACCCGTTACAGGGTCAAAGACCGTCTCCTTGTCCTTGAGACCGTGCTTCTGTAGTAAGTCCTTTGCGAACTTAACATTATCGAGCTCGCCGAAGTTCTTGATGATAACCGGCTTGCCCGTGTGCTCTGCCACTTTACCAAGCGCCGCTTCAACTACCTGCGAAGGGTTGACACGCGAGATGATACCTGCAGACGTATATAGAACGTCTACCGGACGGCCCTTCTCGTCCTGAATCATCTCATGGTCAGGCACAATCTTGGCGACAACACCCTTGTTTCCGAACTGTCCCGAGAGCTTATCGCCGATGTTCATCGGCTCTTCCGTCTTAACGGTGACGGTGATACGGCCAGGCGTCTTCACGACGTCAATGACTGTTCCCTGGTGATCGTGTTCCCAACATAGGGCGGCGTCACTATACGGCTTAATTAGCGCCTTGCTTAGCTTACCCAGCATCGCGGCCTCGGCGGATAGCTGAGTTTTTCGCAGTGATACAATTAGCGGGTCTTTGGGGTTAACCACCACGCCCGGCTTGACGATGCCATCGTCATCCAGGTGAGCGTACTGCGCCGCTAAGTACTTGTTGCCGTAGTACGTACGGTGACGTTCCTTACCGAGCACCGTGTCAGGATCGATCTCTAGAATCGACTTGTACATGTGCTCAGAAGTAAGCTTCTTTGCCGCCCCTTCAGAGATAACGACGCCGTCGTTGGAGTTGAGGCCTCGGTAAGCCATGTACGCAATGCGCATGTTCTTACCGAGCGCTAGCGTACCGTCCTTGGTAAAATTAGACTCTGCGAGATGCTGCCCTGCCTCTACGCGGTCCCCGGGCTTAATCGTCAGGTCGTTGTGCAGGTAAGTCTTCGCCGCCAACGGGAAGTTGGTGTCGTAGTGAAGCTTGATCTCCTCTTCACCTAACTTCATGAAGTCGTTGTAGATCTCGTCATCGCTGACAAGCGACGTATCTGCAGATAGCTTGTGCGCAGGATCCGGCTTCAGGTAGATGTAGTCGTCATCAATACGGGAGATCGTTCCGGAGACGGGCGCAGTCGGAACGATCAGCTTCACGAACTCCTTGTGAAAGGAGTCGCCCTTGTGCGATTCAACTTGGACATGCGGTGCCTCCCGCTGCACTAACGGAAGTGCTTGCGTTTGCATCTTCGCACCCATGATCGCACGGTTACCCTGCATGCTGTTGATGAAGGGAATCAGGTTAGACGTAGGGCCGAAGAGGTATGACGCGTGTGGTACCTGGTGCGTCACTTTGCTAGAGGCGACACGCTCTAGCTTACCTTGCACCATAGCGTCTACCGTATTACTGCCTTCCACCTTCTCTAGCGGGAACGCAATTACCGAGTGCAGGACTTCCGTCGGAGTAAGGTGCTCTAGCTTTCCGGTCTTTACGTTCTTGAACGTTGCATACAGATTGCCGTCGTCGTCGCGCTTAGCGAACAGCGCGGCACGAACGTCAACACCTGCACGACTGGATTCTGGCGTACGAACGGGGTCTAAGAACCCGAAGTGTGTTGGATGTAGGTTACGGGCCTCTAGGGGAACTGCGCGCTCTGAGCTGATGCCGCCCTCACCCAGGGACGTTACACGCATTGCGTGATCAACCAACTCCATTGGGTTGATCTGCATGGGAATTGCGCTCAGCGACGCGGTCGTGATGAACGAGCGTAGTGATCGGCTGAACGGCCCGGTCGGAATAGCTTTACGCACGTCCCCCTTAGCCTGATCCAGTTTCATAGCAAACTTGTTCTTTAGAAGGCGTGCGTCCAGGCCAACACGCTCCTTCAAGAAGTCGTCCACCGAGTGGAACGTCTTGAACTCTAAGCTGTCACGGTCGTCAGTGTCTTCCGCCGCCCGGTGCACGTTGATCAGCTTCTGGGAAGCTGCGAGAAGTGCGGTTGGGGAAACGCGGTCGAAACCTTGGCCTAGGGTCTTCTCGTTGACCTTAGGGTCCATGACGGTGTTGCTGTAATAGTTAGCAATATCCCGAGCTTTCGCCTCAGGCGTAGTAGCTGTCTTACGGCTATCTGGAATAAGACGGTCGTAAAGCTTATCTACGTGCTTCTCCGTCTTATCGTCAAAGGCTGCACGATTGTTGTCAGCAACTCCTGGGCCCCAGTGTTTGGCGATGTCTGTGTGGGGTACCCCTAGCGCCTTGAGCACTGGATAGAGCGGAATTCTGGATGTGCCGTATTCCATGTGCAGGTGGCCCTCATCGGGATCCATGGAGATACGGAAGTTAGAGCCCTTAGCAAGGTTGAACGCCGCCTCTAGTTCAGCGTTACCGCGACGGCGCGTATAGACGCCCGGCTTGATACGAATCTGATTCGAGACGCTGTATTCGTTGCCGTCCACGATGAACGTGTGCCGTTCCGTAAAGTACGGAACGTGGGCAAGGGTGAAGTTCTTCGTAGAAGAGACGACATTACCCTGCTTGTCCTTAACAACGAGCGAACCCTTTAGCGGCTCATTTAAAGACTTGCCCTCCATGATCGCAGCCTTCTGCTCTCGCGATGAGAACTGCGCCGGCTGTGAATGGATATCCTCTAGATGAACGGTGTAGTTCTTAGTTTCTAGAGGAAACGTCTGCTTTATCGCCGTAATTATCTTATTACGGATGTTCTCACGCTGGGTAGGGGCGTCCACGAGAATTGGTCTGATAGTGTCTTTAGCCATTGGAATCCGTATCTAAAAAATAAGTCATTTCATTGGTATAAGAATCGTAGCGAATGGGACTCTATCTGCGTTTTTCGGGTCGGAAACTCTATCGGGCGTAAGCGCCCGGAAAGGAGGTTCCTAATGGATATTCGTTCAATCGAGTAACCAAGAACCCTTGCATGATAGACGTTTCATTCCAAATAGGATGGGGACCCGTTCGCTACAGTTTAGCTTCTGGAGGCTTGGTTTTCTTGATCGGCTCCAGCCAACTAACAATCATGACGACGTCACCCTCCTTCGTGAAGGTACGCTCCTCAAATCTAACAATGACATCGCCACTTAGGGCGCGGTTGATTAAGGCCTCATACTCTACAGACTGGTCGTCTTGCGATCCAATAACGAAGCGGCGAATGTGCGCCGTAAATTCGTACTTAGGCGGGCGCTTACCCTCAACAACCTTAATGTCTTCGTACTTATCGCCTCGCGGCAATGGACGGTCAAAGGGGCTGCGTACCGGATCAGTTTCGATGTCCGGTAGTTTTTGAGCACTCTCTAGTATGTCGGGAAATTTTTCTGACATGCGTGAAGTATACCTAAGCCATTGGCGGTTGACCAGTCATTTGCGCCTTAGCTTCGTTTTGCATAGTCTTCTGCGTTTCTTCTAGGCGCTGGATGACAACAGAATACATGACATAGTCTTCCGACTGCAAGGAGTGCAGCTGAGACTTTCTCATACCTGGGTCCATAGTCATAAGCTGCTGAACAATCTGCTCGGCCTGTGCGATGACCGCCTGCTGATCGTACTGTATGCCAGCGGAACCGCCGATGGCCATCTGGGCTTGGATCTTTTGCGCCATCGTGTTCTGAAGCTGTTGAACTTCCTGCTGAAACTCCTGCTGTGCGCGTGCTTCGTCCAGCATGTTCTGGAAGCGCTTCTTGCGCTCCTCCTGGAGGTCGAAGCCGAATTGATCAGCAATCGACTCATCAGAGATAAGCGGCTTCTGCGGATTCTCGTTCAGGGCTAGGATCAAGCGCTTCTGCTCGACGTCGTCGACAAGCTTGAACTTGGATAGCTCGACTTCAACCGACCCCCAACCTAGTGCCTTCGCAACTTCATCCGTGATCCACTGTAGAAGATCGTTCAGATCAGCTGTGTGTGCAATGAGCTGGTTCTCTAGCATGCGCAGCGTGATAGCAGAGCCTGCATAGGAAAGACCGCCGTAGATGAACTCCTTTGGAATACCCATGGCGGCAATGATGTTCGCTTCAGCCTCTTGCACTTCCCCTAGGGTCATCAGAGCTCTAGCCTGACCGCCTAAGTGCGTGATCTCGGCGGGGATTGGTGACCACATGATGTGCAGAGGGTCCTTGCGCCACTTCTTGACCGACGTCTTCATTTCGTCGGTCCACTTGCTCAACGAGATGGTGGTCACAGGGTCCGCGTTAGCCGACGACGCCCGCGGCGAGATGATGCGCATGGGCACAACGTAGTCTAGGGCGATACTATTCTTTGTGGCCACTCCGGGAGTACAGAAGGTTTTGTCGTCTGTCACGTGAAAATCTACGTAGGTCGAGGACTCCACCTCTTCTACAGACTTGATTCTGGCCGCGAAAAAGTCTTCATTGAAGAAGAACCCGGACTTGCCCGAGGTCACCTTTGTCGGGTTCAGTGTGTTGCTGATCAGGTCCCACAGGCGCTGACGAGAATCGCCCGATAAGGTCACGTGAAAATGGGATCCGCCCACGATCTCTCGCCCATCACGCAGCCGCGAAATGCCCGTCTCCATCTTGCGGGTGCTAACTATGCACCCCAAACTGAGACCCAAGCGATACACGTCGAACGCTAGGCGTTCACTGGAGGTTGCGTACACAAGCTTAACCCCCGAGTCATACCCGTCCGCCAAGTAGTACCCATGTAAGAACGACGCTTTTATGTCTTTAGGGGCATGAAGGACAACCTCGGGAATTGCCTTGTTACGAGCCCTTCCGGGGATCAGCCCCTTGATTAGGTTTCGAACCAGAACACTACAGATAGTGACAGTTCTCACACTCTTAGTGAGCGCAATGCGTGCAGTGATCCCAAACACACGCTTGATAGAGTTGACAAGGGTCAGGTAATCATCCCCCAAACCCAGCGAGAACATCACTGAATTGGCATTGCAGGATCCGTCGCCTGCGTAAACTCCCAGAATGTACGCGAGGTCCTTATCTAGCGGGAGCTGTGCCCGCATTCTCCGCGGTACTTTGCCTGCCTTAAAGATTCGCTTAGCAACCTTGGCGTTCGTCCCCGGGACGGTGGGCTCTCCCGCTTCCAGCTTAGCAAATTGCTCCAGCGTCTCAGTCAGGGTTTCGTTGGAATAAACAAAGTCCCCGACGCGACGAAGTCCGCTGTACTGGGCAACGTCTACAGTCTGAGACTCCTCCGGAAGCCGTGCAGGGTAAAGGACGTAGTTGTTCTTAGCTAGAAGCTCGGCGGGTGTATACACCTCTTCATACAGCGCGTGGTGTTTTAAAACTCGGCCTGGCGGCTGTTGCGGGTAAAGATCCGGATCTTTTTTCGCAAAAGAAAGTACGGGGTGCTTAGGTGAAAATACAGCGGGTAGATGGGGCAGCCCGGCGACAGTCACCTTGATACCCTTCTCGTTCTCCCGAGCTGTACGCGGGACAATCTTCTCGATAGGTTTGAACCTACCCAGGTGCGTCCGGACCAGGTCGCCTAACTTAATGTCCTTGGCTTGCGTATAACCTGTTGGCGTCTCAATCCATGTCTCCGGGCTAACGCACTCGTTGGCCTTACGCAGAACCGAGGCGTAGAAGAACAGCTTCACTGTGGAGGCCAGTGGCGGAAACCCCCACTGCGCCTCGATACCTGCAGGTGCCCCCATCTTCATGTGGAAGATTTTTCCGTCCGCAAACTTGAACACTCTATCTGCCTTGATGGCCCGAATGAATTCCATAGGCAGTGTGTTGAGCAGGTGCTTATTACCCTTGATGACTTGCTCTTTGAGCTGCTTGGGAATCGTGAAGTAATACTTCGACTGGCCCGTGATTGGGTTGTAGTCGATATCCATGAGCTTAGGGTCCCAGCGAATGACATTAAGCCGCTCTGGACGCACCAGCTTACGATCCACGACCTCACCTAAGGAGGCCCGCTTACAGCTTAAGCACTCGAAGCGGAATTCCAGCTTCTTTAGTGTAAACGTGTAGTTGGTCTGCTCAATGTTCGACAGCCGCTTGCAGTGGGTGCAGCGCAGGAATCGAATAAAGGGCGTGTAGAGACTGAAGAATGCGTTACCATAGACGTACTTATCTAGTGCCCCTAATGTCAGGATCTTCTTTGTTTTCAGGATCTTATTGTGCAAACGCTTGTAACGATCTTTCAGCTTCTCGTTGGTAGACGAGACATAAGTGATCTCTGTGACTGGGTAGATAGCAAATTTCTGTATGGCTGCGTAGATCTGCGCCGAGTTATAGTACAAGTACTCGGTTAACCGGAACATATCCTTGAGCTTTCTAGGTGCGAAAGCTGTTAGGAAGTCATATAGTGGAGACGGGTGCTGTCCCGACTCGATGTACGTTTCGACTGTAGGATCGTGTGGCATCTATAAGTCCTGAATCTAATTCTAATTTATACGAGTTGAGTTAAGCATGTCAAAAGATTCATATACTGTACGCCTAGGGGCCGCGCCCGGCAATGGAATTCCAGTATTCGTCCTTCCAGCACTGCACCGGGAGTTTGAGCGTCCGTTTGGTGCGACCTACGTGCAGGATATGGGCAGCTGGCTTTATCCGGCATACTACCCCCTGCACAAGAAGGTCTTGAAGGACTTCAAGGCCTTGACCGTGGACATCGAGCTGTCCGATAACGTCAAACAATGGGTAGATAAACTAGCGCAAGATGAAGTTAGATGCAACACTCAAGCGTTCCCCAACGGGTTCGAGTTCGTTACCAAGCCCTACGAGCACCAGATCTTAGCTTTGGCACACGTCTACTACAACCTACGTGCGGCGTTGTACTACGCCCCGGGCCTAGGTAAGTCTAAGATCGCCGTAGATCTTCTACGCCTCCTACGGCTAGAAGGCAACAAGTCTCCGGCCCTGATCCTAGGCCCTCTAGTGACGGTGAAGAACTGGGGGCGCGAGATAGATAAGCACTCAGGCGGGGTGTTTCGTTGGGGCGCAATGCTAGGTACACCTAAGAAAAAGAACGAAATCATCGACGAGGCCGCTGCTGGTAAGTTGGACGTAGTGCTGTTAACCTATGACACGGGTAGAAATTTCTATGAACGCTTGGTAGAAGCTATCCCTTACGAGACGGTTATTGCTGATGAATCTCAGTTGATCAAGGACTGGAGATCCACACGCACAAAGACCGCGATCGAGATTGGGCGCAAGGCCAAACGCAAAGTCATCATGTCAGGCACGCCTACGTTAGGCGACCCTCGTGATCTCTACGGCCAATTCAAGTTCCTGGGTGAGTACTTTATGCCCGAGAACATCTGGCAGTTTGAAAACAAGTTTCTGACGCACAGCCCGTTCAACAAGCACGTCGTCACAGGCTACAAAAACCTAGATGTTCTAAACGCCAGAATTCAAGAAGTCACTGTTCGTAAAACTAAGGAAGAGTGCCTCGACTTACCGGAGCGACAGGTCATCGACATTGGGTTCGATCTTAGTAAGAAACAGCGTGCGCTGTACAACGAACTCATCATGGAAGGCGGAGCAGACCTAGGGGACTTCATCACCAACCTCGGTCAAGGGAAGCCGCCTAATCCTATGGTGGTCAGTCATGCCGCTATTCTGCTAAACAAGCTCCTACAGATCTCGTCCGGGTTCTTGATGAATTCACAGAAAGATCCTTTGATTTGCAGTGGCTGTCCAAGCCTGGGAGAGTGCACTGACGCCGGAGTCTTTCCGTACACGGCGGCGTGTAAAGTGGTGCAGCGAGAGCCGGATCCGGTCGTGACTGCGTTAGATGATAACCCTAAAGCCGATGCGTTAGAGGAGCTCCTAGACACCATCTTAGTGGATGAGTCTAATAAGGTAATCATCTGGGGCAAGTATCGTGCTGACCTAGACGCCGTTGAAAAGCGTCTTAGGGCCCGTGCGCAGAAGTTTGTTCGGGTCGACGGTTCTACAGGATCCAAGATCCAGGACAATGTTGATACGTTCAACCACGACCCTACGTGTCGAGTCTACCTGTCCCAGATCTCCACGGGCGTTGGGATCACACTCAATGCTGCTAACTATATGATATACTACTCCCTGGACTGGAGCCTCGGCAACTATCTACAGTCTATCGACCGTAACTACCGCATCGGGCAAGAGCGTAAAGTGGTGGTGTACCGCCTCCTAGGGAACAACACGGTTGATTGGGCTGTCGCTAGGCTGCTAGAGAAGAAAGTCGACATTGATAACGTGCTTTCGAAGAAGATCTCCTGCATGATGTGCCCTCAGACCTTAGTCTGCATAGCCAATGGCACCGAGATCTTCGACGAAGCTTGCATCTACAAAAAGAACATGTTACGTCCAGTAACAAAGGTAGCGTTGATAAAATGAAAGTTACGGTAGTCTTCCAACGAGACGACATCCAAGCGCTCGTACTAAAAGAGTTAGAGGCTAAGGGCCTTAAGCCAGCTATTGGCAGCGACGTGAAGATCAAGGGCATGCCCAAGGAAGTTATTGTTGTTGTGGACGTTAACGAGCTTCCTGAAGCCGCTCCAGCAGTTGCTGCCCCTATTCCGGCCCCTGCTTCTACCCCCGGAGTTACAGGCCTCCCTGCAGGGAAGCCTTCTGACGCCTACGCGGAACTAGCAGAGGTTCCAATGGAAAAGATTCTAGAGGCCTCCAAGGAAATCAAGAAGGAGAAGCCTGTTCCTCCACCTAAGGGTATGAGGGTTCAGGTCTTCACCGACTTCCCTGACGAAGACCGGGTTAAGTAGCTCATGCCTAATGACTATAACAAAGACATAGGAGACCTAGCCAATAAGGTCGCAGGAACGGCACCCACAAAAGGGCTAGAGGAGCTATTAGACCCTCCTATTCGGGATGTACCGCAGGACCTGGACCTAGTCGACTTCCTGCCCCGGGGATATCTTTCTGTGTCGCAGGCATCTGTCTTTCTGAAGTGTCCACACAGTTGGTACTTGCGTTACGTGGACAAGAAGAAGTTCAAGACGTCGCTACGCATGTTTGAGGGCATCAATGTCCACCACGCCGTCGAGACCATTCTTCACGAGAAGAAGGAGACGGGGAAGAATCCAGAACTAGAGAAGGCGCTGGACGCATTCTCTGACGCTTTCGAGGAAAGCAAACCCAACATCGAAGACTGGGAAGGCGTAGAGAAGGGGCAAGCGAAAGACAACGGTGTCAAGATCACCAAGGTCTACCACAAGGTGGCGCTACCTAAGGCCGCTCCGGTAGAGGTGGAGAAAGCCTTCTTCTTCACGGTAGGTGAAGGGAATAGCAAACTTCCAATCAGTGGACGTATCGACTCAATTCAGGTCAAGCTTGAGAAACCCGAGAAAGAGTTCGATCCGGAAAAGGCACAAAAGAGCGCACGGTGGCAGCGCCGTATTCATGACTTGAAAGTTACCTCCGATAAGTGGGGCGAGGGGGATTTGCGTAATGATCTACAGTTCGCAACATATGCGTACGTCGAAGGGATTCCAGATGTGGCCGTTGACCAAATTGTCAAGGGCAGGGCCAAGGTCCCGAATCCTCGTTATGAACACATGACAGACGTGATCACACCTCAAGATACTAGTCATGCGATGGAAGTTCTGCAGGGCGTAGCTAAGAGCATTGCGCTAGGCCACTTTCCTAAGACGGATCCTAGTAATTGGTGGTGTAGCGCCAAAGGCTGCAACATGTGGAGTCATTGCCGTGGCAAAAAGTAAGGTCTTCACTCTTAGGTACCACATGGAGTACCTAACGTAGGTAAAACGTATGGGCGGATATGTCCTAACTAAACAAGCGTTCTACAAGAAGGGATCGCCGGTAGAGAAGGTGGGCGCCAAACAGTGGAAGGCCCAGCATTCGGCGCTTCCCCCAAGTGTGAAGACCCTAGTGCGGCAACACGGAGGATTCTACCGATTCCCTGACGGGCGCGTTGATGTGATTCTAGACAATGAACTTATGTAGGAGGGGCTATGGTTGATACGATTTTGCTAAATCAAATTGAAGCTGCGTCTGGAAGAAATGAGAAGATCGAACTTCTTAAGAAGGCTAACGAGTACACACAAAAGGCGCTGAAGTACGCGCTAGATACGTACACGACATTTGGCGCTACTGTATCTGAAGCCGTCTGGACGCCGATAGAGCCTAGGGACTCAGTGTTGATAACTGAGTGGTGGGACACCTGGTTTGCAACACTTGATCGTCTAGCCGCGAGGGACCTCACAGGGCACGCTGCCCAGCAGGCGATTAAAAGCTGCCTCGTTGGCGCGCCTTATCAAGACTGCCATACCTGGGCACTGCGTATTCTGCATAAAGATCTCCGTTGTGGCGTCTCGGTCAAGACGCTGGCCGCAGTGTTTCCGGGCTTGATCCAGCCCTTCGCGGTTATGCTAGCTAGCAAGTACGATCCAGACAAGACGGACATCAACCGGCCTGGTTACTTCGAGCCTAAGCTAGATGGGCTGCGTATGACCGTGGTTGGCGGGATTCCGTACACGCGGAACGGTAACCGCATCTATAACGTAGGCCACATAATCAAGGAGCTTACTAACCAGCTTCTGAAGAAGAAGTCGGATATCAAGAACTTCGTGTTCGATGGTGAGTGTATGGGGCCGGGAACGTTTGAGGAGACCATAGGGTCTGCCAGAACACAGACAGAAGACAACTCGGACC